CAACCTATTGGTTATGGTATTATAAATGATGACATTTATATATTTACAACTAATTGTACTGATAGAGATCCTCAAGTAACAGGTAATGGTATAGGTCAAATATGGAAATTAGGTTATGATAATGTTGGTTTTGATCCTACATTCTCTACAATAGATTTAATATATTCAGCTAACTTAGCATTTACAACATATTATAATATTCCTCAAACAGGAATTGTTCCTAGACATGAAAATGCATTAATACAAAGACTTTATTGGACAGATTTTTATAATAAGATTAGACAATTAAATGTTAAAGATCCAATGGCTTTTGCATTAGATGTTAGTGTGTTAGAATTAATTCCATCAGTTGACTTTGATATACCAATATTGTCAGAGATACATGAAGGTGGTGTAGCTACATTAAAAGTGGGTGCTTATCAGATGGCTTATAGACTTAAAAATACAACAGGATCTGTAACTAATTTTAGCCCTTTAAGTAATATAGTATCTGTAGTTAATCATGCTGAATCATTATCTGTATTAACTAATACTTATAATGAATATAGAGGATATACAGGTGATGCTTTTGGTACAACTACAACTAAAATAATATCATGGAATATTGCTAATTTAGATTCAGACTATGATAGAATAGAGTGTGTTGTTTTAATAAGAGAAACATTTAATGGTGTACCACTTATATATAGTTTTAATGAAGAATCTATCAGTGGAAGACAATCTATATCTGTAACATTAGATGGAGATATATTAGCTTCTGTTGATACAACAGTGCTAACCTTATCAGAATTTTTAACATTAAGCGGATATTTTACACATGCTAAAACATTAGCAACAAAAGATAATAGATTAATAGCTGGTAATATTAAAACAGCTTCTGCTGATCTTGCTTATGATGCTAGAGCATTTAGAGCTAAAACAGCAAATGGTGATGATATTTATTTAACTAATGATGGATTTGAAACAGTATTTACATCAGCTCAAGCACAAGCTTTAGCTGAAGATGATGATACTATAAATGATTACAGAACAGCTTCTAGTGGTGGTAGTGGTAATACAGGATATTATAGACCAAATACAGCAATATTAGGTGCTGAAGGAGCTAATATATCTTATGAGTTTATAAGTGTAGCTATACCATCAGATGTAGCTAATAATGCAGCTGGAACTAATTTTGATTTTATTGCTACTAATTTAACATCTGTAGCTGGATTCAAAAGTACAATACATGATTTTGCTGTTACTGATCCAACATTAGATTTAAATGTCTATAGTTCAGATGCATCTAATACAGATGTATTACAAGAATATAGTTTAGCTTTACCACAAATTACATATAGAGATATGAAATATCCTCAATATAGTGGAAACTATTGGGGATATCAACAGAATGAGATATATAGAATAGCTATTGAATTTTATGATAAAGCTAAAAATCCTTATTTTATTAAATGGATTGGAGATATTAAATTTCCAGATAGTAATGATGCTTGTCCAGCTGCTAATAACTTATATTATGATAGAACACAAACAGGACAAACTACATATGTTAAATCATTTATAACTATTAATAGTAAAGCTACAGCTTATATAACACAATTAGGACTAAAATTAACAGTTAATATTCCAGTTAATTTGGTAGACCAAATATCAGGATATTCTATAGTTAGAGTGAAGAGAGAAGAATCTGATAAAACAGTTATAGCTGAAGGTATTATTACATCTGTAGCTGATGTAAGAACAGCAGGTAATTATTGGACACCAGATCCAACAGGTGGACATTTTTTAGATAGTGCATCATATATAACACCTGAACCAAGAACATGTTTTTTTAACACTCCTAATCATTTAATATCAGGAGTGGCACAACCAAGAGCAACAGATATATTAACAGTTAGAAGAGCTTATTTAAGTGCTGCTAATTTAAATACTACAGATCTAGCATCAGGTAATCCAGATTTATATTATATTTATAGACTTTATAACGATGTTGCCACACCTATACAAACATTTACACTAGGTCAAGTATTAAACTTAGGTATTGGTGATGATTCTATTTCATTAAATGGATTTCCAGTTAATAATAATGATAATTTAAATGTATCATTAGGTAATCAATGTTATTATTTTGATTTAAATGGTGTAGCTATGACTGCTTATGGAGCTGTAGATAGAAAATTATATGCTACAGTGGATAGAGTGCTTACTAATCAATATGGTGGTAATACATATGAAGATAGAGCAGCTAATGAGTATATACTTTGTTCTCATTTTAGAAGTGTTAAAAATAATTCATCAGGATATTCTGATAGTCCAATGATATTTGGTGGAGACACTATGAACTATCATATAGATATGCAAAGAGCTATTAAAGATTGGCCTGGAGCATCATCACCAAAAGCATCAACAACATTCATATTTCCAGCAGGCTCATGTGCTAATGTTGGATTTAGATATGGAACATTTGTCAATTACAATTTATTAACAGATGATGGAACTGCATCTTCAGGAACAGAAACTTATGATTATAATAGAGTATATAGTTCTGAAAATGATATAATTAAATTCTATCCAAAGCCTGAACCATTCATAGCTAATAATGAATTTCCTAATAGATTTAGAATTTCAGAAATTAAAATCAATGGAGAATTATCAGACTCATGGAGTGATTTTAAAGATAATAATTATTGGGATGTAGAAGGAACTAATGGAGCTATTAATAGTTCTTTAATAATGTCAGATAAATTATACTTCTGGCAAGATAGAGCATTTGGTATAATGCAGGTTAACCCTCAAACAATGGTACAATCAACAGATGGTGTAACATTACAAGTGGGTACAGGACTTCCATTACAAAGGCATGATTATATATCAACAGTAGTTGGAACTAAACATCAATCATCAACTATAAGTTCTGATAAAAAACTCTATTGGTTTGATGCTAACACTAGAAAATTATATACATATAATTCAGAAGGTTTAAATCCATTCTCTGATGTTAAAGGTATGTATGCTTATTTATCTAATAATTTAAGTGGGGAAATACAGAATATAGATAAACCTTTATATATTGATACAGATTATGGAGTTAATGGTATAGCTGCTACATATGATTATAAAAGACACAAAGCTATATTTACATTCCATTCAGGAATTAATGTAGCTAGAGATCAATATATACAGAATTCATTTACATTAGCTATTAATGAATTAAATAATACATTCTTAGGCTTCTATTCATTTGAACCAAGAATGTATATTAATGACTTTAAACATATATTTAGTAATGATGTAACAACTAATTTAACATTAAAGAATTTGTACATTCATGATGAAGGAAATTATGGAACTTATTATGGAGTTATTTATCCAAGTTATATTAAATTTATAGTTAATGAAGCTGGACAATTTACAAAGGTGTTTGATAATTTAGTATATGATTCACAGTCTAAAAATGGTATTATTAATATTAATGATGATACATGGAGTTCTATTAGAGTGACAAATGATTATCAAAATACAGATGTAATACCATTAGTTTATAGTACTAATATTAAGAGGAAAGAAAGAAGCTGGCAATTAGCTATTCCTAGAAATAGAGTGTTATATACAGCTAATAATAGTCCTAATATATATGTTGATTTATCTGCTACAGCTAAACCATTTGCAGAAAGAATTAGAGATAAATATATCAGTATAGAGTTAACATATAATAACAACAATAATTATCAATTATTAACTAATAATATAAGGACTATATTTAGAGCTTCAAGTAGATAAACAAAATTAAAGAATTATCCTTTTTAATTAGGATTTTAGAGCAGATATGGTTATATTACAGTTAGTAGTGTAACCATATTTTACATTATAACAAACAATGTTAACATGAACAGAAAGAAACCAAAAATCAAAAAAATACCCACTTATTCCAATGGTGGTTTAAATAAATTTGGAAATGCTTTAGAAGATATAGGCTATGGAGCTGCTGATATGACATTATCAGGTGTAGGAATGGGTAATACTATTGATACACAATATAATACAGAAGC